ACGATCCGCCGCCGCCACCGCCGAATGGTGAACCAAACAAGCCGCCGAACCCTCCAGGCATGCCTCCTATCTGGCCGATAGCACCGCCTACGTCGCGCAGCAGCCCAGCATTCGCTCGTGCTCCACCGAGAATCCCGCCAGCCTGATACGCGCCGGCCGCATTGCTGAGATTGCCCAGGTTTTGGCCGGTCTGTAGTGCAGCCTGACCCACGCCTGCGGCAGCGTTCTGGCCAGTGTTCAGCAGGCCGCCCAATCTTGAATATTGTTGATCAACTAATTGGCTCAATAGCTGTGGCCGGAACTGCGCCAATGCAGCCTCGAAGTTCCCGCCGCGTAGTCCGCCTGTTGCCGCAGCGTTCTGACGAAGAGCATTCTCTCCCTGCTGCGTCATCGCTTGATACTGCGGCGAGCTCTGGATTGCATTGATCGCTTGCTGCTGGGCGTCCGCGCCATTCAGCCCGAGCAAGCCTTGCACCCCGGTGATGCCCTGCTGCCCGAGAGCGCGATAAGGAGAAAGGTTCTCCTGGACGGTATTGAATGCCTGTTGCTGTTGCGCAGATGCTTGCTGCGCGGCATCGCGCTGGGCATCGGCGGCTTTGTTAGCTGCCGAACGCTGCTTATCGGCTGAGATGAGCCCGAGCCCTACGGATGCGACGGCAGGAATGATCGCGGCTGCTGGCACTATCGTTCTCCTTGAATGTGGGGTCGATCCAGCCCGAGCAGATACTGCCCAAGCAAAACTCCGCCCTTCTGAATACTGCGCGGGCTGTATCCGTAGTCCTCGAATCCTACCCTCCTCGCATATCGAAGGGCCAGCGGGTTATTGTCTGGCACGGACGTGGTCAGCCGTTTTGACGGCAAATTATCCCACACCCATTTCAATGTCGCTTCAGCGCATCGATTCCCAGTAGCTCCCCATGCAGACGGGAGGAGCATTGTATGCACGTCATATAGGATGCGATTGATTGGCACGAAGAGGTAGCACCCAAGATATTCATCTACCGCCCAGCAGCCGACATAGATGTGATTCGCCACGTCGATGCAGCGCCCGATCTCATCTGGCGGCGGTGAGAAATCATCGGACGAATGCGGCCAGACGCGCGGATGCGTCACGGCCTGAATCACTAGGCCTGGGTCGCGGATGCGCTCAACTGAAATCATGTCGCCCTGAAAAGCACCACATCACCCGCGTTGAGGCCGCTGGTGAAAATGATCTGTGTTGCAGACGACTCGGTGTAATCCGAGCTGATGACCTGCATGGCTCCGTTGATGGTCACCTGTAGGCGGTTTGTCGCGGGGATGTAGGCATTCGAGAGGTTGAATACGGTTTGGCCCTGGGTGGCTGTAATGGTCTCCACCGACCCCATTGACGCGTCGCTGCCAAGCAGCTGGCTCGCCAAATAGTATTGCACGCGCCCAAATCTGTCCTTTACCGTCAGCGAGTAATCGGCGGTCGCGTAGACGTTGGAGATTCGGCCATTGTTGGTCGTATACCCGTTGAGAGTGCGGATTGGCTGGGCTGCAGGGATCGTCCCGGCCAAATCCCAATACACCGTGATGGGTGATGTTTCAGGATTTTGATTCGCCTGACCGAAATAGAGATATCCCGCATCTAGCGGCTGACCCTCGATATCAACATAGTTTGGGAACGGAGGCTGAGTTGCGCGCATGTTATCTCCGTGTCAAGTGAGTGAGTATGTCACCGTGAAATCTGCGATACCTTTGGTGCCGGATGATGCGAAGGCCGATCCGGCAGCATCAGAGAACAAGGTGATAACGCCAGATGTTGCAATCTGGATTAGTCCCAATCCATTGACGCCGCTGTTTGTGACCCTGGCGAACTGGTTTTGCGTTCTTGCTGGAAAGAATCCAGACGGCATACCCGTCAGCGTTGCTGCCGTCGTGTTGCTCGTGCCATTGATCGCAGGGATGTATAGGGTCACCTGATTGCCCTGCTTCACGGCGCGCACGGTGCCAGTCGGGGAGGTGGTGCAGCCAGTCAGCGTCGCCGTGAAGGTGTCAACCGCTTCCGCAGGAATATCCGATAGGGAGCGCCCGCCGCCTGTGGTCGGGGCGATGGGGGTGCCGCCACCAGTGAGCTGGGGGCCTACGAAAAAGATAGATGTGGCGGGGAGTCTCCATGGGTTAGTTGTGAATGCGCCCCAGCGGCTGGGACCGATCTCCATCACGCAGTTCGTGCAGGAATCCTCCACGAAGATGCCGTAATCCAGGGGTGTGGGGTCGGGCGTGCCATACATTGACGCTGTGCGAATATCCAGGCCCACGCAATACGCAGCGTCAATCCACACGTTTGCCTTTCTCGGCGTAACGGAGGACGCGGCGAGCGTTTTGGTGTTTTCCTCGAAGTAAGGGTTGATGAATGTCCAGCCCTGAATGCCACTTCCTGCGCCAGCAATGCGCACTCCGTTGAGGTTGTTCTTTTCGAACGTGCAGGTAATGAAGCTCCAACCAGAAAACAGGTCACCTGCCGCCTTGTCTACCTGCATGCCATAAGAGCCATTTGTCCCGAAGCGGCAGGTGATAAATGTTTGCTGGCTTATATTCTCGGTCGTCTCGACATGCAGTCCATCGTTGATCGAACTGTAGGCGTGAACGTCCTGGTACGTGTTCCACACCGTTCGATTCCCCAAGTGAAGGCCGTGGCGCATTCCTACAATCTCAAGTCGCTCGAACGTGTGAAAGTCATTCTCGTTCAGCGCATTACCAGTCAGATAAATGCCATCTGCTGTAGTGTAAACGGCCTTATCTCGATTCAGAATACGAAAATCAGCGAATCGATTAAATTTGCAATCACCCCCGGTGTTATCCAGTGTGATGACAGGGGCGTTTGTGTAATTCTTCAATGTGACCACATCACGGCCTGCACCAATCAGTGATTTGCCTCGAAGACCGTCGAAGTCGATGTTGGCGAGATACGTGCCTGGGGGCATGAATACGTTATCTACGGATGTGAGTGCCGCGGCGAAAGCTGCAGTGGAGTCCGTCGCCCCCGTTTTATCGGCGCCGAAATCCCGCACGACATTGGGTAGGTCTTGCAGCTTTTCATCGGCTGCTGGGTTCAATGCGCCAGTAACTGGAATTCTCGTTTTAACTCTGGTGATCATTTTGATTCCTATGTCACGCCTTGCCCATAGACAAGGGCCTCGCTAGAGGAAGTGAAATACACGGTCGCTAGCCCGCGCTGGGCGATTGTTCTGCTGCCTGTGGTCGCGGTTCCAGGGAGCCGCAAGGTAATCCCAGAACCTTGCGCAATCGTCATATTCGATGCGCTGTTATTGTAGATGGCCACCCAACCCCCGGCAGCAACCACGCTGCCGTCAACTGTCGCTGTCGCTGCGTCCGTTTGCATGATGCACAGCCCCCGATGCACACTCGCCAGCGTCCATGTTCCTGTATTCGACGAGATTGGGATATTGCGATAGCCAAGCTCCAATCCCCCCGATAGCGTCATTGACGCGCCGCAGGAGGTAAGGGATGAGGCTGTCACTCCCGCCGCCAAGGTGGCCCCGGTAAGCGTCCCTGCCGGCGCGACCACGGCATTGCCGCTAGCGGCAGTGATCAAGCCCTTTCCATTCACCGTGAACGTCGGAATCGATGTGCTAGAGCCGAAAGAGCCGACGCTGGAATTCACCGCGGCGAAGGTGATGACGTTGCCCGAGGTTGTGGCGTCACCGCTCAGCACTGTGAGATAGTCCGTGCCGGCGGTGGCCGCCGAGATGGCGGTCCCATTGCCTTTCAGGATGCCAGTGACCGTAGTGCTCAGGGTAATCGCCGGGGTGGTAGTCGGATTCGCCACTGACCCCGCGAGTCCATTGGCGCTTACCACGGATATCGTGGTCACGGTGCCGCCCGAGCCGGTAGCGCTGATGGTTATCGTGCCCGCGCCGTTGGTGATGCTGACGCCCGATCCGGCTGTTAGTGTGGCTCGGGTGAATCCGCTCCCATTGCCAATGTCTACTTGACCGTTGGCTGGCACACTGGATAGGCCGGTCCCGCCGTAGGCATATCCGATGACGGACCCCTGCCACGTGCCGGTGGCGATGGTGCCCAGCGTGGTGATGTTGGTTGTTCCAGGCCACGTACTCAGCGCCGTGTTCTCGACCCTCTGCAGGCCGATGTCGGCTTTCGATCGGGCGTATTCGAACGTATACGCAGCTGGCTGGCGGTAATTGATGGCAGGCGGCTGATGCTCGAGATCACCAATCAGACGCGCGAGCGATAGCGCGATGACCATTGCCTCCCGCCCAGTCGCCGCCCCGGAATCCGCGACCGCCGTGACATCCGAGATGTCAGTGGAAATAGCTGATGTCGTTGCATCCAGCGTCCGAAGCTGCGTGATGAGATCACGCAGCCATCGCTGGATTCTTGGGCTGGAAGTGATCGACGCAATCTCTGCATCAGTCAATGGTGTGATGCTGAGCGCCATTTAACCCCCAGCGCTCAGCGGCTCGAAAGAAGCCTCCAATGCAGCGACAGCAATGCGGGATTCACCGCGAAACCGTTGCATGCGTGTGTTGCGGATCATCCCTTGCCGACGCCATGCGATGCGCTTGCCGCGCTCTCCTTGCTTGCCTGCGGAGGCGATGAATTCCTGACTCCACGTCTCGCCATCGTGGGAATAGCTCGTGAAGACTGGCGGGTCAGCGCCCAGCGGCACACGGCCAGGGAGCGTCACAAGCTCAAGCGCATGGACAATGCCAGATGTCGAATCAGTGTAGGCGATGGGTGTCGAGAACTGCCAGCCTACTGCCGTTCCGTAGTGGCCCGTCAGGGACTCTGAGAACTCGCCAATAGTGACCGCCGTTGGATCGCCCGAGAGCCATTTTCCATAGCAGTAGACGAGTCCTCGGGCACGGTACTGCCCGGCCTCGGCCAAGCCGGACGTGCGCACAGTCCACTGTGGCTGGCCCAGGGCCTGAGAGGCCGCACCGTCGAAAACCAATGTCTTGTCCGGGAGATGGATGTAGAGGAATTGGTGCGCTGAATCATGCTGCGACTCGACGATGACCGCAGCCAGTTGCGCGTCGGTATATCCGGCCAGGATTTTCTCGACTTCGCGAGTCGCGATTGACGGTGCAGTGCCGCTGCCGAGCAGATAGACGCTAGGCGGCGCGTTGCGGGCTGACCCAACGAAGGCGTATGACCCCCCAAAGGGGGCAACCGCATGGGTGCCGACGATGCCGGTGGTTATCTGTGACCCCTGGTTTACTTGGAAGGGGAAGCCGCTGCCCCCGATCTGGGCATAGGTCTCAACGGTGTATCGCCCGAATGCGATCAGCTGGCCGGCGAGCTTGCGCACAGCAAGTAGGGCGTCTGGGTCGAATTCAGCGCTGCCGTACTTGAGCGGGTCCACAGACGTGGGGTCGTTGAGTTCGGTGACAACAATGTTCACCCCATCGGTCGAGATGAAATAGCCGCTCATCCAACAACCATCAATCACCACACCTAGGTCAGAGTCGGTAACTTGCAGGAAGACGCCTGCGTCTGTGTAGTAGTAGAGCCGGCCACCAGACCAAACGGCGAGCCTGTCGAAGCCATAGTCAAGCGTGCAATAACCACCTTCACCGACATCACCAAGCGTTGCCACAACTCCCGCTGAGTCGATGCGCACAAGGCTCGTGCCCATGACACGGTACATGCTGCCATCCCAATTGATGCCGCCTCGATCCAAGCCCACTCCGGTCGCGAATTGCGTGATGCCTGGCGCAGTACGCAAATAGGCCTTGCTGATGCCGGTGTCCGTTGGAACGACGACAAGATTCCGGGGAAGTGCCGTGCGCCAATCCGCCGTCTCATCGGCGCTGATTCCGCTAATGATGGGAATCTGCATCAGGTCTATCTCCCTGGTGGGGCCACACCGTTAATCCGTTCAATTGTTCTCATCCCCCCGATGCCGAGCATTCCGAATAGCAGCGGCATCATCGTGCCAACGTCAAGCTGAGGGAACTTGACCGGGTGCCCTGCCAGGGCCGCGACCCATTCGCCAAGAGGACCAATAACGAACTGAACTGCGAACCCGGCGCTGCATGTCCAGCCCACACCGGGACGCCATCCGCTCGTCCAGATACTGGGATTCGCAGCTTCAGCCTTGTTTACGTCCAGTTGCGCGCGAACGAGTTCCATCGCAGCAGCCAGTTGTGCGCGTTCCTGCTCGGTTTTATCCGGAAAGAGCTTGTTTACAACCGTTTCTGCGAGAGAGGCGACTTCGCCTAGTCCAGTGATGCTCATGTGATTTCGACTCCCGTTGCACAGCCGCTCACTGACGTGGCGGCACTAGCGTCCCAACTGAGAAAATCCCCAGGGGCCAAGCGTCTGCCGAGAAGCTCGAACATCACCCGACACTCTCCTGCGGCCAGCGACAGTGACTGGATCACTTGGTTAGCCGCGACTGCCGTGCCGCCGAATGGCACGACATAGATGTTCGCCGTCTTCGCGGCCGCTGAGTGATTGGTCAGGGCGAAGTAATCTATGCGCGAACCCTTCCCAGCAGTCGGGCTCGTGTACGCGAGCGTAGTTGCGTTCGGAAGGTCAGCTTGAGCGATGAGGGTGGCCGGAGTGGCGGTCATGATGTTTAGTCCAGGACGTATCCGAACACGTGGATATCAGCCGTCGCCGCGCCTCCCGCCGCCGTCGTCAGCGACAGAATCGGCGTTGCGGTCTGCGCATCGGTCAGGGCGGCGAGGGTGAGCGACAACACTTTGTCCAGCGCGCTCAATGCGCCCCAGGCCTGCCCTGCCGCGACGATGGCGGTGCCGCCCTTCGCTGCTGCCGTGTAGATGCCTCCAGCTGCGATCAGCGCATTGCCGGTGAGTCCACGGGCCAGGATCGACGTGACTGCGAAGCGGGTAAACGAACCGACTTTCGTGAACGCTTGATCCGTCGTGATGTTGAGGTTCGCGCCACGCAGTACGAACAGCTTCGTCAAGGCTGTCGTCTGCCCGACTGGCGCGCCGCCGCCTAATGGCGCAACGATGTTGATGTCCATGGTTACCTCAATACGCCGATAAGCCCGGCGCTACATGCTGTGTTATTCGCTGAGACATTCTCCGCTGTTACCCATACATCGGATGTTGCTGGGACGGTTGTGATTGGATCACCGTTCACATGGTGGTTGTAACAGCCGACGTTGCTCGTGAGGCCAAGAAAGAGCCCTTTGATTGCCCGGCCCGCTGAGTTTGCAATGGTCAGGGAGAAGGTCGCGGCCCGCTGACTCGTATCGGTTTGGTGGACGCTCAAGACAAGCCCAAGGAGATCCAGCGCGCGGCCAGTGGGCACTGTATACAGGGATGACTGCGCGATTCCTGAACCTGCCAGCATGTAGCTATACGTCGCGCCAGCGCCGCCCGTTGCTCGTATGCTGATGTTCCCGATGTTGACGCCACGCGGATTCGTCCCCGCGGTCGCGACCAACACGCTGTTGATGCGCAGGACATCTTCTGGCATCGCGACTGCCGTCGTGCCGTTGAGTGTGATGGTTGCCGTCTTGGCGATGTAGCCAGCGGCCAGATATCCAACCAGCAAGGTGCGAGCCCCCGCGCCAGCTGATGTATCGCTCGCGCTGTCAGAGCGCACCTCCATGCTGACGGCGGCAGTTGGCAGGGGGATTAGTTTGTGGTCAATGGCATTGAGAATGCCAAGCGATGCGCCCGCCCACACATCTTCCGGGACTGTGGCGGTATCAACGTCCTGGTTATAGCCCAGAGCAGATACGCGCGACGCCTGCCCGGCCGTGCCGACCAGCGCCCGATACGTGAAATCGAGAAAATTCCCGGCTGCAGCGTCCATCGCTCAGATTCCAACGCCGCCAGTCATCAGCTCGCAAGTCGTCCCGGCCGTCGAGAACAGCGATATTCGGTCCATTCCGAAGCCCTTCGTGACCGTCAGAATGGTATTCGGCGGCACGAAGCAATCCGTGGCACTGGCGACGCGCGCCGTGCCAAGGCTGTCGTAAACCGCGAAGTAGAGGGTGTTTGTGCCGCTGTTCCAGATTCGTAAGGAAACGTCGTCGCGAGTGAGATTCAGGATTTGCGGCGTCGCGGCCACAAGTGTGGCCTGCTGGCTGCTGCCATAGTGCGGCAAAAACGGTGGTGTCATTCTCTTACCCTTAGATTAATTCGAGATTATGCGCGATTCGGTTCGCCCAGCCAGCACCAAACGCGGCCCAACCAGTCAACCCGGCCATGAATTTGAGCCTGGCAGCGCTATATCGGGCGACGAGGCGATCAGCAGGCATACTCTGCACGGCTTGAAGGGTATGCGGCCCGAGCAGCCCATCGGGGGTCTCGCCGACGACCTTCTGAAGCGTGCGGATGGCCTGTTTGATGCCGCTGTTCACGGCGAAGTCGAAGACATGGAACTTGATGGCATCTGGAAGCGCGTCGCAACCGGCTGGTTGCCAGAAATCACGCTTGTAAATTGCTGCGGCCCTCTCTTTGGTGAGATTGGCAATGTCTTCGAGCGGATAGGAACGCTTGGAGATGCCGAATTTCGTCAGTCCACCACTGTCGCGAGCATCATCCGATAGAACACCCTCATTTTTCAGGAGAAGCTCGAAGGCTGGCTCGAAATCCATGAGTATTTCTCCGGGTAAGGGGCTTTTTGGCCGTCTAGGCTGAAGGAAAGGTTCCTCAGCATTATATGGATGCCATGTAATTGCGCTTCGTCTGGGTCGGTGCGGAGATAGATGAACACGATGCCTCTGAACCGTCCTGAAAAGCCTGGGGGTACACCTACGGCGCAAACCTGTTTGACATTCACGCCCTGCAGATACCGGCTGCTGATTGATTGAGCCCATGGCCTGCAGACGAGTTCACCATTGAGCAGCCGGAATAGCGTCGTATTGTCGGCAGCGCTGGAAGTGAATAACGGCACATCGATGGCCACACGGGATGCCAATGCCCTGTCATATTGCTCTTGAATCTGCCGGTCAGTAGAACGGAAATAGATTATGCGCCGCGTGTTAGCGGGCGCATTCACCGACGCTATGACCACAGTAGACATCTCGGGGGGTCCGGTTTTCAATGCCGCATCTGCCGCCGCAGCTCTGAGATCTGTTAGTTCCAGCGGGGTGGTGTCAACCGAGAATTTCGCCGGCTGGATGACGCCCCGAATGTAATCGCGCGAGTCGTATGCAAACCCGAGGACAAGCCCAATCAGCGCGAGCCACGACAACAGCGCGAGCCGGCGAATCGTGAGCGCCTTCAAGAGCGTGACGAATGCATCCGCAAGACCGTTGGCCGCGCTTTCGAGGGTCATTTAAACCACCCGGTTCCAAATGGAAAGGACGCCATCGAATCTCATTTTGAACGGAGAAGTCGCGCCCATGGTCGTCGGCGCTCCGACTGCGGTGTAACTGCCGCCGCTCACAGTGAGGGCGGTCACGGTTTGGGTCGATGCGATCAGCACCTCCTGGCCGTGCACTGGACTCGATGGCAGCGTGATAGTGCCAGTTGCCAGCGTTCCAGCAGGGGTGAGCAGCAGGTAAACGGGTTCGCCTGTTGTAGTGGGCGTAATCTGGTAAGAGAACCCGGTTAGCGGCGTGTTGTATTTCGACTCGAATCCACCGCTGCTGGCCGTCAGCAGGGACTGCAAATATTCAGCGAGCGTAGCTGGCGTAACGCCTGCGTCCGATCCAAGCAATGCGCTCGCCAGTGGGATCAGATCCGATGCTGTGACGGCTGAAACTGTGGGGAGGTTTCGTATGCTCATTGGTCAGCCTCCGAGAACGAGATCGCCATTACCGGGCCGCTGCTGAAGCGGTGTGGTGCTATCGGCAGGAATGAATACCGGCCCCGGCGTGCCAAGCCGCCGATTCCCGGCCCCGTATGGGATATGCCCCTGCATTGGCCGGGTCGCATCGACATTGATCATGGCTTGGGTAAGCAGCCCGGCATACGATTGCGCCGCATTCGCCGCCAAAGCGGCAGGAGGTTGCCTGCCGAATAGTGTGCAGATCGTCATCGCGAGGTTAGAGACCACAGCGGGTAGATTCGCGAGCGCAATGCCGGACTCATCGTCAAGCTCGTCGCCGACGACATACCCAAGGTTGACATCATTCGCCGCCCACATGGCCATCATCTGGTCGAGTTCAGTGACTGCATCTTGTAGCTCCTCGGGACGCAGATCGAAGACATAGGCCGCTAACGACGCATTCTTGAATGCCTGCAAAACGATCTGGCGCTTGGTTGTCATGGTTGCTCTTTACGGGGCCTGCCTGGGCCGCGCTTGACGATTTCAGCGGGCGGCTCGGTGGCCGGCTCTAGCAGCACGCCTTCGTAGGCCTCAATCGCCTCCGTCAGCGTCTCGCGCCAGCCGGCATCCTTCGCCATCTCGATCTCGTCTTCGCGGGCATCCTGATACCTGTAGGCATAGCCAGCCGGGCCATGATTCCACCCATGCTGGCTTGCCTTGCTCGATGGGCCAACGAAATACATCGGGATCATCAATATCCTCCTGGGCGGCGGGCCGCCGATGTGGGTTTCTTCGGAGCAGGCTTCTTGGTCGCTTCCCGCGCAACGTCTAGCGCGATGGCCACGGCTTGCGCCTGCTTCTTGCCAGCAGCCTTTTCGGCCTTGATGTTCTCGGAAACCGCCTTGCGGCTTCCGCTCTTGATCAGCGGCATGACTTACGCCAGCCGGTACGCCACCCAAGTCGCCGTGCCCGTCTTACGCAGCCGGAACCGGCCTGACGAGTTGAGCGACCCGGCTGCGCTGTAGGCTGGGATGTCCGCATTGCCGACAATCGTGACCCCGGTGTTGACCGTGATCGACGCATCTTCAGCATCGACCGTGCTGGTGTTGATGATGCTGAAATCGAAAGCGTCATCAGCCACGAATTCAGGCAGCGCGGTGTCAAGCGCCGATCCAGTCGGGAGTTGCAACGCTGAGGCCGCGCCCGCGGCTTGGTTGACCGTGATGATCCGCGTCAGCAGTTCCGCCGCGGTCAGCGTGGCCGAAACAGTCTTCGCGGTCGGCGTGGGCTGGTTGACAGCCGGCACGCCAGGTTCGGGAACCGTGACGATTGGCGCAGTGCCAACGTTCGCGAGTACCCGGCCTGGGCCGCTGTTCTCGATGCGCGCCGTGGTCGCCACGCTCACAGCAGCCGACAGGTATTCGGTCGAACCGGAGACGACTGCGACCGGCACGAAGACGGGCGGCTGATTCGGTGAAGCCACTGCATAGAGCAGCGTTGCCACAGCGCCATCGGCGCAGGCAATGGCGATCTTGGATGATGCCGGGATGGCGATATCGGTACTGGTCCCGAATGCGTATATAACGGTGGTGGTCATGTCTCAATCCTTGAAAGGAAGGGGCCGAAGCCCCTCGTAGTTTTAGGTCTGGCTGAACAGTTCGATGCCAGCCCGCTCGGGGTCCAGCAGAACCACGCCCCACCGGGTATCCCAGCGGTACTTGACCTTGTACGTGTTGATGTCAAGGAACTTCGTGCAGGTCACCTCGATACCTTGATCCGTCGATGCGCGCATCACCGCCACGCCGGCATTCGTCGGCACTGCGTAGCGGCCAGGCAGGATCTCAATCACGTCCTTCTGCCAGAAGGGGTTAGTCTGGGTGGTGACGGTGTTCAGGAACACAATCGCTTGCGTCGCGCCGCCCGAGCCGCTCACCGCGCAGTTTTGGTAGGCGATCTCCGCATCCGAGCCGCCTTGTGCGGTGATCATCGGCGGGGTGATCACTATCGTGGTCGCGCTCGCCACGCTCACCACGCGGAACGTCTTGAGCGTGCCGGTGCTTTGCTTGGTGATGTGGTGCACTTCCGTGACGCCGGCCACCGTGAACGCATCCCCCGCAGCGACGTTGGTCGTGCTGCTGATGGGGATCGTTTGGAACCGGTTGTCAACGTTGGACATCTCGCCGGTGGCAGCGATGCTAACGGCCTTCGGCACCCAGTAGTTCGAGGCGCTCGAACGTGTATCCATCGTCAAGCCAGCGCCGCCAGCCGCCGCCGTGAGGCGATAGCTGTAATCCAGCTTGAAGGTGTCCAGGCTCGAAATGCGACCGACGTAGGACTCTTCGTAGGCGTTGGTCGGCTTGCCGGTCATCGTGGAGCGGTTCGCCAAATCCTTCGCCATGTTGTTGTAATCGGCAGATGCGAGGCCCCAGATGCGATCACGCGGCGCAACACCGACACGATTGAGGGCAGAGTCGATCTGCGCGGCGTCATCGTAGCCGGCTGCAGCAGTTGTGCGCTTGATCACGACTGAGCCATACAAGCCAGCCAAGTTGACCACGGACACATTGATGTCGCTCGCGAGCTTCTGCGCCGCGGCTTCACCCAGGCGATTTTCCTGCAGCGCATCGTTCAGCTCCTGCGCCGTCAGCAACGCGGTGCTGTGCTTGGCGTAGGAGATCGATGCCGGGACCGCCAGCTGCGTAGCATCGTCGAAATTCGAGGTTGCATCCGTGCCATCGTGCGACTGGGCGATGTATGGCACTGGCCGCCAGATGATGTTGTTCGAACGCTCCATGGACTGAGGATCAGTCTTGTAGATCCGGACATTCTTCGACATCACTAGCTGATCTTGGAATCCCTCCAAGACTTGGTCAAAAGCTACTTTTTCCTCGCGGTTGAAGGCGTTCGACATTATGTATTCTCCAATTTAGATTTGGTGTAGCTGCCTCTTTCGATTAAATAGGCCGCTGCGGATTTGAGTATATCCGGGCTGTCTCTCAAATGCCCGATTCCATGATTGCATGGGCGACAGAGTAAACCTCTGACAGCACCAGGGTCTTCAAGCTCTTTTCGAGCCCGCCAAGCCTTGCACTTTTCGGCTGCTTCTGTCATTTTCCCGGGCTCTTGAGTTGCCGCTTATAGGCGATGATTTCCGAGCGATCCCCGGTTTTCTCTGCCTTGCGCTCAAGCTCATCTAGCCGGGCATTGGCTCCACCAGCCATGCGGGTTGTTCCGCCTTGTGGCGTGGTTTCGCCTGATATCTTTGGTTTGCGGTTTGTCTGCACTTGTGACTCCAATCGCGCGAGCGCGAATGCTGTTTCAACGGGATCAAGGCCTTTGAGCGCCGCTAGTTTCGCCGGGGATTTCCCCAGGGCGTATACGAGCGCCGCCGAATCCTTTGTTCCTGCGATGAGCACACCGACTTGCGTTTCCGACAGCACATCCCGTACTGCGGCCTCAGCCTCGTCGTAGTCTTCCCGCTTCAGCAGTGTCTTTGCGGCTTGGTAGGACTGCAGCTTTGCATTCCAAGCGGCTTGTTGTTTCTGCTGTTGTGCCTCAGATGCTGCAATCTCTGCTGCGATCTTGGCCTTTTTATCATGCCATGATTCTAGCTTCTTTGCAAACTCATCCTCGTCATATTCTGATTCGGCTAATGTCGGGCGCGGGCCGGGGTCAGTTTGTTTGGGGGTTTCGGCTTGTTTCGCCGCCTGAAGCTCGCGCAGCTGCCGGCGTAATTCGCGGTTTTCCTCGCGGGTTTGCCGAACCCATTCGGGCGCTGGTTGCCCTTTGTATGGGTCAGTATCCGGTTTGTCAGGCTGAGGTGCCTCATCTGCGAATCCGACAAAATCAATCTCGTCCTCCGCCGGCGGTTTCTGCTCTTCGATCGATTGCGCCTCAGCATCTGCGCCCTGATCCTCGTCCGCTGGCGTTTCGTGATCGATGATTTCTTCGGTTTCGTCCATGGTATTACTGCCCCGCGCTCGCGGAGGTTGGTTTGGTATTCGTGGCCGGCTGCTGACTACCATCCAGCGCCGCCAGCAGCTTCAACAGCTGATCCAGCTTCGCGGCATCGATGCCTTGAATGACGGCTAGCGCATCAGCCTTAGTCTTCTCGACTTGGGCAGTTTTCAGCTCGGTATTGGATTGGGTCTCAGCCGTCTTCGCCTGGGCCATCGCCAGCTGATTCTGAGCCGCTGCTTGGAGATATTGGGCTTGTGGGTCAGGCGGCTGATTCTTCGCCGCCTCAGCCATCTGCTGCGCCTCTTCCTCGGTCGGCTCGATCACGCCCTTCTGCACCAGGCGGTCACGCATCCAATGGCGTGCATCCTGGACGCCTTCGCCTTCAATATTCATTAGCGCGAGTCCTTCAAGCGCAAATTTCGTATCTGGGTCCGACGAAATCTGCGCCATGCTGCTGAATGCGCGCGCTGCAGCAGCCCGCCTGCTGGAGGATGCCGGGCCGGCCTGGGCAACCACCTTGAACTTCGCCTTGCTGATGTCGTTCTTCAGCCCGGCGAGTCCGGTTTTCTGGTCAACGATAGGTTGATTCAACACCGTTGTTGACGCCTCGCCGCCGTTGTTGATGACCGCCTCTTCACGGCTTTCCTCGACGTACACATCGCGTGCCATGCCAAGGAAGATTTCGCCGCTCCTGGCCATTGCGATCTCGAGATTGCTGATGTAGACGAACGTCCTTGCATCCTGCGCGTGCTGCATCAGGTCCAGCGCGTGCCCGCTGATCTGCGAGGGTGTCACGTCCGCTGGGTCGGCTTGCGTGCCTAAGATGTCCTTGAGCCCGATGTCGCACATCTGCAACAGATCGGCCAGCACTGGCGAGGTCGTCGTCGGTGGTGTCCACTCTGTCACCGCGAACTGCGTCGCGTCAGGCGACGGGCTGATCTTGTTTTTGAGCAGGAACGATGGCCGATCCACCTCTCGATTGATCCATGACTGCTGCACGCCAGCGATCTCGCGCGGGTCCATCACGGGTGTCTGCGGCAGCCATGTCGCAGCATTCTCGGCTACCCATGAATAAGACACGTTGAGCATTACCTGGGCGTCGCGCGTCGGTGAGACATGGCCCATGCAGCGCTGGATACCATCCACCACCTCATAGGTCCCGCACACCGGGACGATTGGGATATCGCGGCCTGCGATGTACCCGTAATCGATGAGTATCTCTGCGCCGGACATCAGGTACTTGTGGACGCGCCGACGTTTGGTTTTCTTCGTGCGCGCCAAGAAGAAGCCGCGCGCTTTGAGCGTCGCCTCAAGCTCAGGATCGTCATCGAAATCCTCT